CCGGTTTCGTGTTGGTTGAACTTGACCCGAGGGTCTATCCCTACAGAGTCATAGCTGCGGTGTATGACATCTTCGATGGTACGCAAGCTCTTAGTGATATGGCGTGGGACAAAGAGGATCGACGCAGGGCTGAACGCTCACGAGTGTGGCTCGAGCAGAATGTTCCAGCGGACTGTCTGACGATTCCCCTCATTGTTGACAATGAGACTGGTCCAGCGGTTTGTTTTCTCGTGACTGGCAAAGTGCGAAATGCGTATCTGAATAGGAACCTTGTTCCGAGGGGTGAGAAGGTCTACATGTTTGCCGGCAGATGCTCTGGCACGGAGCCTGCAAACAACTAGGAATCAAAACTGTTACAGGTACAGTGTCGTTATGGCTTGTAACTGCGGCAACAAACGTCTACCGAAGATCACCGGACAGCGCTCTGCGCCAAATCTAAGCGGCACGGCCAATAACGATCATGTGTGGTTCTATTCAGTCGCCCCAGAGGAATTGGGATTGGAGCCTGTCCGCTTTTATACGTTGCGCGAAGCTCGCCAACATGCTCAAAGGCAGAAGGGGCCTGGCTGGATGGTCGAAGGACGCAATGAGCCTGATCGCGAACAGGTTGTCTGATGGGTTGTGGCTGCGGTAAAGCTCGCAAGCAGTCGGCTAGGTCTTCAAGTGGTTCAGCGCCTCCCGTTGAGCGTGGTGTTCAGCGGTCGAAGATCAATTTTGTTGTGACTGTCGCTGGTGAGGAATCTGCATTCTTCACGATCCGTGAAGCTCGAGTTTTCGCTGAGGAACACGGGGTCAAGGTTGAGACACGCCGGATGTCTTTGTGAGTACTGCAAAATCCTAATAGTTTAGCCAACTATCCAAAATCGGCTCATTAGTGTCTGCCCCACACGGTACGCTCTCTGTTGTAGATGTAACGACTAGAGCGAGGTTAGACATGCCAGCAATAAGTGAGTTTTACGCATCACCCGGACTGCGATTGGGTCTTCTGTTAGATGACCACCCTGGAGCAACATACGACTTTAGGTTGGCTACGGGTACAGAGATTGGTGTCCCTGAACAATTCGGTTCGGACAAGCAGTTCTGTGTAGCGACAATCAGATTCCCGAAAGTGCGGGCTGATGTGACTGCATGGAAACCTGTTCCCTCGGGTGGAACGCCTGATGATTGGAATATCCTCTGCACGAAAACTTTGGGTAGGGCGCTGAAGCGTGCCGGTTACCCTGACGATCTGAAGGACTTGAAAGCTCTTGTCCTCTGGCGGCAGCGTGACGCAGAGATTGCTGCGATCCGTGGTGGGACCGCACAACATGTTCTGCAATCGGCTAACGCCATTGACGCTGCGCCTTCCTCTGATCCAATGCAGAAGGCGCTCGAAGATGCAGGTGTTCCCTCGGACGAGCAAGTAAGTACCGACGATGGCGAGTTTGAGATGCTTGCTAGTGATGAGCAAGTGAATGACATTGCACTTCTTGTCGAAGGATTGGACGCTAAAGAAGTCAAAGTGTTTCAAGCATTCGCCAAGACTCTCGGTGCTAACAATCTTGGGCTTGTAACCGTTGACCAAGCTGAAGCGATCCTCGGATGGTTTGAGCCGTAATGGGCAAGCGCGTTGAGTTCAAGGTTGTCGGGCTGACGTTTATTGACGCATACCCTGCGAATGTTCAGTCTCTTGAAGCATTCGTCATGGAAGCTCAAGCGCGAGCCTTGGGTTGGTCTGCTGATGCAGTTGATGCTCCCGTTGAAGTTGTCCTAATTCGTAATCCAGAAAACGAGTTTGATAGCAACGCTATAGAGGTTCATGTTCCCGTTCTTGGGCGACGGTCGATGATCGGCCATGTTCCAAGAGCTCTTGCGGAAAAACTGTCGCCTTCTCTAGATCGTGGAGATGTATGGCAGTCGAAAGTGTTATCGGTTCTGGTATCGGAAGAAAATCCCGATCTTCCAGGTGTTGAAGTTTTATTGGAGCGGTTGGCTCAGGTCGCCGCATAGTGAAAGAGGAATGTAATGGCAGCAGGTAACGAAGTTACTTTGGTTGGCAATGTAACGGCTGATCCCGAATTGCAGATAACCCCGTCTGGGGTTGCTGTAGCGAGATTTGGTCTGGCTTGGAATCGTCGGTTCCAGCAGGATGGTGAGTGGCAGGAGGAACCAAACTTCTTTGACATCACTTGCTGGAAAGAGACAGCAGAGAATGTAGTTGAATCGTTCCGCAAGGGTGATCGTGTTCTTGTCTCTGGTCGGCTCGAGCATTCTCGCTGGGAAGATCGCAAGACGGGTGAGAAGCGTTCCAAGGTTGGAGTGGTAGCCGATGAGGTTGCCGCTACAACTCGCTGGGCGACGGTGGAAGTCTCGAAGGTTGCTCGCAGCGATGGCGACCGTGGCCGAAGCGGTCCCGATAGCCGAAGCGACGTTGACCGTGGCCGCAGTGCGCCGCCCCGTAAGCGTGCGCCGCAGCGCGAGGAATCCTATGAGAATGAGGAACCGTTCTAAACGGTTCCACCAGAGGTGAAGTGTTGGTCCCCTGTGAGTTTCCATGAAAGGCATACAGTGTTCTGCAATGAATAAACTGCAGGGGCTTTCACCTTCAAGTGTCCAACTATGGGGCCAGTGTCCCCGCAAGTTCTACGAAGAAAAGATGATGGGCCGTTCTGGTGGGACTGGTGAAGCTGCACTGCTTGGAACCTTCGTTCATCTTGTTCTCGAAAATCTCATGCAGTTCGAGATGGAAGATCGCGTTGTTGAGGTTGCAAGAAAGGTTGCAAGGTCATCATGGGATGAGTTTGCTGCGTCCAAGGAATGGCTCGAGTGGGTAGCTGAAACTGGTTTCACTGCCGAACAAGCATTTCGACGGCAGGGCTGGGCGAGCGTTATCGGGTATTTCCAAATGGAAAAGCCGTCAGAGATTGACGTTATAGCTACCGAGCGTTTTATATCTGCAACGATTGAAGGCGTACCCGTGCGGGGGATCGTTGACCGGCTTGATCGCGACGTGTTTGGCGGGGTCGTGATTGTTGATTACAAGACCGGCAAGGTTCCTAGCCCGTGGTTTCGCGCACCGAAGTTACAACAACTGAATATCTACGCTGCACTTGTCGAAGAAGTCGATGGGACTAGGCCAGACGAGGGCAGGTTGTTGTTTACTTCCTTTTCGGAGACTATTGCGACTGACGTAACTGCCGAGTCGATCTGGTCTGCCGTTGACGTTCTGAAGAACGCATGGGCTGATATTGACCGTGCGCTGAACGACGATCTCTTTCCAACCAAGCCAGGTCCACTGTGTGGTTGGTGTCCCTTTGTTGGTGAGTGTGATGAGGGGTTGGCTGAAGTGAAGGCGCGTAGGTCTGCTGGGAAGTTGAAGGTAACTGCTCCGGCTTGGGAACTGGCGGGAACCTAATCCCAATATGGTTTAGTACAATCATTGACACCTGTAGACAAGTCAACTACTGTTCTTGTGATTCCAAACAAAGGACAATGATGAACAATCCACACACTCAACCCACAAGGCTCTTAGAGCCTCCAGAATCCGTTTACATGCTTCAAGCGCGAGCAATCCATGCAGGACAACTTGCGTCCAATTCTGAGGCATTCAGGACGCTTCAGCGAACAGTTGGTGTTGAAACTGTGGACTATCAAACTAAAGCCGACCCAAATGGTCAGGTTTAGCAAATGTCAGTCAATAGGACAGTCGAAGAAGACTTCAACTCCGATGCCGTCAACTATGTGTGGGCCGATGTCAAACGTCATAACCCGCATCGTTGGTGCTGGGTTGTGTGGTCTGGGTCGAGGATAGTCAGAAGCGGCATATGTCCAACCAAGCTATTAGCCATGCTGGTTGGGAATGTAGCCGCAATCCGATTCAGGTCAGACTTATTCAGGGGGGTTGAACGGTGAAATTCCACTTAGCGCCAGACTCTTTAGAGGAAGCGGTGCTTGAGGCCGTTAGAAACGACCACGGAATGATCTTAGCTCTGTCATCACCTACCCTCTACGGGGTTGAAGGTGTCGTATTGGGCAAAATTGGCGGTTCTTGGAATGTTTCCTTCACTGCTGACGAGACTGTTGAGATGCTCATAAACATAAATGACGGTGATAAGTGAACCAACGATTGACTGCTGAGGAAAAGGCTTTTCGTGTTGTATCCGAGAAGCAGTTACAGAGCAGGTTGATTGCCATGTCACGCCTCTACGGATGGCGAGTCGCTCATTTCCATGATTCGCGTCGGCAGGTAAAGCCTGGAATGTTTGTTGGCGACGTTGCTGCGAAGGGCTTTCCAGATATGGCGCTAGTCCACCCTGATTTTGGTTTTGCCTGTCTTGAGTTGAAGAAAGAGTTAGGCCGACTAACCGAAGATCAGCTTGGGTGGCTGGACGATCTTTCAAGGGCTGGTATTTCTGCGATGGTTGTCAGACCTTCTCTCGAGGTTCTTGTCTGTAGTTGGTTATCTCGCGGCTTTCCCGCTGCCGGCATCGTTTCTGAGTACAGGTAAACATTTTGACTAAGTATGATAGAGATATGAACGAACCCTTCAATCAAGATATGGTCACTCAATCCTTGCAGGAGCAGACTCCGATTCAAGAGGATAATATCGGCAGGGAAGGTTCAATCGAACAGGCGCTCTATGGGTGGAATGGTTACGGGGCTTACATTGTCCTGACTGCGAAGGACTACGAGCGCGTAGTGGCGAAACTTACTGAGCTTGAGTTGCTCGAGTCGGTGCTGGGCAAGGAGATGGTGGTCCTACCGTGCTTCCTTGATATTCCCGATTACGATGTCTGAATCCGGCGGACATGAACGCAGGCAAACACCTGAGCGTAGACAGTTGCCTCGCAAGACAACTGATCGAAGGAAGGCATGAGAGCGCATGGAAGTCTTTGCTTACTACGGTCACGTTCTTTCTTACGCCGACTTTGAGTACAACACGACCCGACTGAACGAGCGGGCGATTGAGATTCCTATTGTTCGCCACTGGTTGCAACGAGAAGGGTCAATCCTTGAGGTTGGAAACGTCCTTGCGCATTACCCTGACGCACCAGAAAGCGCTGTCGTTGACCGCTGGGAACAAGCGCATGGCGTATTGAACATTGACGTATTCGATGTCACTGGTTCGTGGGATCAGATATTTTCTATTTCAACCCTGGAACATGTCAGGTGGGATGAGAAGCCTCGTGAAGCGGGCGGTTCCGTTGCTGCAATTCATCATCTTCGGTCCTTGCTCGCACCTGGCGGAAGACTGCTTGTGACTATTCCCACTGGGTGCAATCCACCGTTGGATGAGTGGCTTGCTGCGGGTAAGACTGGCGCTGATCGTGCTTGCACACTTGTCAGGGATGGCGCGCATTGGCGGCAAACCTCTGAGATTCAGATTCTTCCCTATGGCGGTGAAGCAGGGTGGGCTGAATCGTTGTGGGTTGGCGAGTGGTCCGCATAAGCGGTAACACGGTCTATTAGTAGACGAAGTAGTACCATCTGCATATGCCACGAGCTTCTAGATGGAACAACCAATCGGGTGCCGAGTTTGCGATGATCGCCCCGCAACCAAACCTTGCCTCGGTTTCGTCTGCTGCACTTGCGCGTGTCGAACTGTGGAATCTGCCGCTGCGGAGAGGCCATGAGTGGCAACGTGATGCGTTTTCTTTCAATGAGCTAATCGGTGAGATTGGCTATCTGAACAATCTAGTTGCCAACCTTGTGGCGACATCTGAACTTAGAATCGTAGAGAAGTCTCCCGACTTGTCTGATCTTGAGATACAGGAATCTACAAATCCTGAAGCCAACCGAGTCATGGCGGCTTTTACTGGACCTTCTGGCGGTCAGAAGGAACTAAAGCGTAGGGCTGCGATGCACCTACAGATTGCCGGAGAAAGTTTCCTGCTGGGGACACCGATCAAGGACAAGTTCGATAGGGCCGCTGGTTTCATTTGGGAGTTTCTTTCAACCGAGGAAGTGCGCGTCACTGGGGGCCAAGGCGGTCAGCGGATCAAGCGCAACGCTGCTGGGACTTCAGACGGTGACGCTGGTTTCGTCGATGTTGAAGCATTCATAGCAAGGCTGTGGAGGCCGGACCCAAGATTCTCGGCTCGAGCAGACTCCCCGATGAAGCGAGTTCTACCGATCTGCCGTGAGTTGGTTGTTCTCTCTGAAGTAGTTGACTCAATCGCAAAATCTCGGTTGTCATCGGGTTTGCTGTTTGTTCCAGAAGAAATGAGTTTCGGACCAATCTCCGAGACTGAAGCACCCGACGATACCGATGACATTGACGAGTTCATCGAAACGCTGGTTGAACACATGTCTGCACCTGTGCGTGACAGGACTTCTGCGGCAGGGCTAGTTCCGCTAGTGGTGCGTGGTGCTGCCGAGTATGGCGACAAAATACGTTTAGTGGAACTTG